GAGCCTGAGCTGTTCTTCCGGGACTATGCCGGCTGCAGCAAAGAGGTCCAGATCGTGAATCACGTCGTTTCGGGCACGATCACCATCGTGCGCCCGGCTGACCTGGCCACGTTCAACCCCTACGCGCTCTGCACCAACGGCACCCGCCAGGCCATCACGCTCACTCATGGCACCGCCGCCGGCAACAGGGTGATCCCGACGATCCCCTATGCCGTGTTCGGAGCACCCACCGAGGTGGACCTCGGCGGCACCTATGGCCTGCAGCTGCCGTTCGTCGGGAAGAACAGCGCCCCCGGCGCCACCGATTCCATGACCCTGACATTCACCTGAGCCAGGCGGCTCAGGCTGGTGATTCTGAACCTTCACTACACCACCACCCCATGGGATTCAAGCTCTCCGTCGCTACTAGCTACGAATGGAAAGTGGCCGGCAAGCTGGCCAACGAAAGCTATAGCTTTACCGCTGAATTTGCCTTTCTCGATCAGGAGCGGATCGACTACTTACTGGTGGCATCAGCAAGGCGATCAGCACTCCTGAAGCGCGGCGAGGATGACCCTGAACTGGAAGGGGTCAACCATCGGACCATCGCGGCCGAGGTGTTGGTCGGTTGGTCTGGTGTGACCGACGACGAGGGCGATCGGTTGGGCTTCACCGCCGCATCAAAGGACAAAATCCTGAGAATCCAGGGGGTGGCCCAGGCCGTGTGCGATGCCTGGGCCGAGAGCCTGGAGGGAGCCAAGCGGGGAAACTCCAAGGCGCCGCGCGGCATTGGCTGAGCGGCGCAAGGCCAGTTGATACAGAGCGGCTGAGGCAAGAGGCCGAAGGCCTGGGCTTGAACGCTGAGGCCGTTGCCGAGCTGATCGGCACGCAAGAGCCCGAGCATTTTGAAGTCTGGCCCGAGAACTGGCCGGCGGCGGAGCTCTTCATGCGCTGCCAGACCCAGTGGCGCACCGACAACGGCCACCGCACCGGCCTGATCTATTCCGAGCTGATCGCCATCGGTAGCCTGTATTCAGTGGAGAACCTGGGCCAAGTCGTGGAAGACGTGCAGGTGATCGAGGCCGAGATTCTGAATCAGGGGGCTAAAAGCTGATGGCCATGAACATGGATGCCCTGCTGAGGATCGCCGCCAAGGTCACTGGCGGCGAGCAGATCACAGCGCTGCAGGGCAAGTTCAGGCAGGTGGAGGGCGCCGCGCAGACACTCACCAGCAGGATCGGCCCGCTGAGTGGGGCCCTAGGCGCATTGGCGCCGGTGGCCACCGTGGGCGGCCTGGCGGCGCTGGTGGGCAGGACGATCGAGGCGGGCGACACGTTCAACGACCTCAGCCAACGTACCGGCGTGAGCGTGGAATCCCTGGCCCGGTTCAACAAAGCGGCGGCCACCAGCGGCACCGACATCGACTCGGTGGCCAAGGCGCTCGGCAAGCTCAGCAAGGGCATGTACGAAGCCGCCGAGACCGGCAAGGGCCCCACGGCAGCTGCCTTGAGGACGTTGGGAGTGAGCGCCAAGGATGCAGCCGGCAACCTGAAGACCGCCGATCAAGTCACTCTCGAGATTGCCAGCAAGTTCAAGGCCATGCCTGACGGCGTGGAGAAAACAGCGCTGGCGATGCAGTTATTTGGCAAGGCTGGCGCCGAGATGATTCCGATGTTGAACGAAGGCGGCGCCGCCATCGAATCGCTTAGCGTCAAGATGACCGGCGCCTTTGCAGAAAAAGCCGACGAATATAACGACAAGCTGGCCATGCTGGGCGGCAAGGTCGGCGCCCTGGCCACTGGGATCACCGTCGCACTGTTGCCGGCTCTTGATGCCACTGTCACCGTGCTCACGCTGGTGGTTGATGGCTTTGCCAATTTGCCCGGGCCCATCCAGGCCATCGTTGGCGGCCTAGCCCTGCTGGCGGTGAGCTTCACGGTGCTGGCCCCGATCGTGGCCAGCGTGCTCACGGTGCTGGGTGCGTTCCAGGGCCTCGCGATTGGCGCCACCATTGCTGGATGGCTGGGCGCGATCGGGCCGCTGACCACGGCACTGGCCACGTTTGCCGCCGCCATCGTCGGCTGGCCGTTGCTGATCGGTGCGGCTCTGGTGGCCGCGGGCGCGCTGATCTACGCCTTCCGCGATGACATCGGCAAGGTGATCGCCGCCATCGGCAAGACCATCCGCACCGGTATCAGCGCCGTGTGGGACTGGGCAAGCGGCGCCATGGGCAACGTGGCCACGGCACTGGCCGCGCCGTTTGAGAGCGCCGCCGGGGCCATTAAGAACGTGCTCCGCAGCGTGCTCCAGTTCGGCGCCCGGGTGATCAACACCTTCCTGGGTGCCATCAACCAGATGATCGGTGCCGTGAATGCCATCGCCGGCCGCCTCAATCTCCCCCAGCTGCCCACCTTTGGCGCCGTGTCGGTTCCCAGCTTCGAGGGCGGCGGCTACACCGGCAGCGCCCCGCGCTCCGGCGGCCTCGACGGCAAGGGCGGCTTCATGGCGATGTTGCACCCCCGCGAAACCGTGATCGACCACACAAGGGCCCGGGCCGGCGGGGGGAGCTCCACCCCCACCAACATCAGCATCCCGATCCAGACCGGCCCGGTCTACCAGCTGCCCGACGGCACCGACACCGTGAGCATGCAGGACTTCCAGGCCGGCATGCAGGCCCTGGCCGCCGGGATCCTGGGCCAGCTCGGCACACCTGCCGGCCGCGTGGCGCTGCGGGGTGCCTGAGCATGAGCACCGCGCAAGCTGCATTCCTGGAGCTGGGCGACGGGTTCGGCACCACCTTCGCTCGATGGCAGTCCTATGCGATCGATCAGATCCTGAGCTGGGATTCCCAGTCCTGGACCTATCAGCAGCTGGACTGGGCAGGCATCACCTCAGGCCAGGCCGTGGGCGATCAGGCCAACATCACCCTGCCGGCGGTGCCATCGGTTCTTCATCTGACCGAGCGGGCCAGGGCGGGCGCCTGGGTGGCCACACTGCGGGTGATCCAATGGGATGAAGAGCTGAGCTCCACTCCACCGGCCAGCGGCTATGTCCTGGCGGCCAGCTGCGTGGGCCAGGTGATCGGGGCCGGCGGCAGCCTGACGCAGATCACCTGGAAGCTGGGCTCTGCCCTGTCACCAATCGGGTCGCAGTTCCCGCCGCGCACGGCCATCACGGCATTGATCGGGGTGCCTTGCCGGTTATGACCGAATCCACCGCCTTCTCTGCCTCTGCCCGCACAGGTTCCAGCAGAGCAGCTCGGCCACCAGCGGCTCGCGCCAGCATCGCCCTCGCTGCGACTTTTGCCCCTGCCGCAGCCGCCCAATCCGGCAACCTCCCGCCGCCGGCCGCTGCCGTCGCCGCCGCCGGTAACTCGCCGCTGCAGGTGCCTCAGGCGGCCATGGTTGTGGGTGAGCCCATCCCGGTGATCTGGGGCCGCCGCCGCGGCTACGTCGGCGGCGTTTTGGTGTTTCCCCGGGCCACCGAGGCCAGGTTTGAGAACAACTCAACCACAGTGACCAGCCGCTACCACCTGGTGATCTGCGATGGCCTGCTGCCGGACATCCAGCGGCGCGACGTGCGACTGGGTGAATGCCGAATTGGCACCTTCTCCCAGAACTACAACCAGCGGGCCGGATCCTGGACCCCCGGCAACTTCGCCACCGCGCAAACCGCTTACACCGTGCCGGCCTTCCCGACCTTCACCGGCGGCGGCGGCAACTACCAAGACCTGAGCACCTTTGAGGCCGGGGCCACGTTCACCGGCGGGTCTGACGATTGGCGCCTGGGCTGGAACATCTTCCTGCGCGGCGGCACGATCGTGGAGCGCGGGCGGCTGCTTGACTCCACAGTGGCCAGCTCCGACAACATTGCCGACCTGGTGCTTTGGGCCCTGCAGCGGTCCGGCCGGGTGCCCGATGCAATGATCGATTTCCCCAGCCTCATCGCGGCTGCCAGGTTCACCGAGGCCAACGGGCTCTGGTGCAACGGCGAGTTCAGCGGCTCGACCAACCTGGGAGATTGGCTGATTGGAATCCTGCCGCAGTTCCTGCTGCGTGAAACCAAGGTCGCCGGGCGGTTTGGCCTTCGGCCGCTGGTGCCCACCAACAGCGACGGCACGATCAACACCGCGGCGATCGCCCCTGCGTGGGTCTTGACCGAGGCGGCGATCAAGCCCGAGAGCTATCAGATCGAGTTCAACGATCCGGCCAGCAGCAGGCCCACTCCGCTGGCGATGCTCTGGCGGCAGCAGCACGACGACACCGATGCGCCGATCGCGCGGACGCTGATCGTCGGCGATCCCAATGCACCAGGCCCACCCGAGCAGCACGACCTTAGCCAGTTCGCCACCAGCGAAAACCATCCGGCCAAGGTGGGCACCTATAAATTCACCCGGCGCACCCTCTCAACCCACACCGCCTCGGTGGTGTTGAGGCCCGGCAACCAGACCGGCCAGATTGTCGAGGGCGATATCGTTCAGATCTACCTGCAGGTGATCACCAGCCGGGAGCCTGCAAGCGTGATCAATTATTTCTACGTGGTGGAATCGATTGGCCACAACATCGCCGGTGACGAGACGTTGAGCCTCAGCCACTTCCCGGTCAACTCAAGCGGCCAAAGCCTGATCGCCTTGGCGGTGGCCGCTGCGGTGGGCACCGGCACGATCCTCCCCAGCAATCGGACCGGCAGCAGCTGTGACCTCCCTGGAGCAGCGGCCGACACCAGCGTGCCAGCCAAAACGACCAGCGGGACACCGTTCAGCGCCAGCAGCGCCGGCGGCAGCAGCGGCGGTGGTGGCGGTGTTGCGCCAGGGTTCAACCCATACGGGCCTGGCGGCGCACCCACAGACTCGCCACCGGCGCCAACCCCTGGCACTGGCCCGCCGACACCAACCACCGGCAGCCGGGTTGCCAATGGCGGCGGCCTGATCCCCCCCACGGATGGCACCAACTCAGCCGGCGGCACGGCGCTATGCCCCAATGGCTACGCTCGAATCAGTGGTTTCATAAGTGGCGGTGCGGTAGTCTCCGGCGTTGGGTTGTGCGGGGGAGGCCCAGCATTTATTGCAACAGACTTCCCTAGCTTTAGTTATGTAGCAACAACCACCGCAGGGATTTTTACGGTTCAGACTTGGCGAGTCAGATGGATTGATCCAGACAACGGTCCACAGGAGTACGAAGCCTCTAGCGTTACATCGAATGTACCGTCAGAGCCTTTTGATTGCCGGTTTACGATTGCTGCCACCTCTTATTCCTGCAGGCTTGACGACGGATCAGCCGGGCCAACTCTGCCTTTCCCGAGCTGATGGCCACCTTCCCTCCCCTGATCCCGTCCGAGGCGCCGATCGCCCCCGGCGCCTGGCCCGCCACGGCGCACAAGAGCCTGAACGGCGCCGAGTCCAGGATCCGGCATGGCTCAGCGCCGACTGGGGGCCGCTGGAGCCCAGCTTTCGTCAACATCACAGAAGCCGACTACCTGGCGATCTTGGCCCACTACCGGGGGCAGCGCAGCGGCTTTGATCCGTTCGGGTTCAGCACCACCACGCTGGCCGCCGATCGCACCCCCGCCGGGTTCGCCTGGCTCTATGCCGGGCCGCCGCGGGTTGTCGATCAGCACGCGGACTGCTTCACGGTGCAGTGTGAGTTCAGGTGCGAGCCGCGGGGGCTGGTGGTGACGCCGGGGAAGGCGTGGCGAACTGGGGCCACAACGCTCACGGTGGGAGCTAGAGATGGCGGAATTGTCTATGGCCCGACGGTTGCATGGGTGACCGCGGCAACGACCTTTGCGCCAGGGAGTAGAAGTGCCTCGTCCTCTTCCCTGCTTCTGCACATGGATGGCAGTGACGGCAGCACAACATTCATTAACAGCGGAGGCAGTGGAATCACCGTTACTGCCTACGGTAACGCTCAGATCAGTACAACAGATCCAAAGTACGGCAGTGGCAGTCTTTTGCTTGACGGATCCGGCGACTACCTGCAAACTGTGGCTAGCTCTATTCTGCAGTTTGGCACTGGTGACTTCACTGTTGAATGCTGGGTGAACGTTATTTCGGGTACAAGCAATAACGGTTTATTTACGTTTGGTAGCCCAAGCAGTGGGTTAGCTGTTGGGATCTATGAAGGTCAGTGGTTTTTAGATAGAGGAGACGGGAACAGTTTTTCAATGGGCGCTGCAACAACAGGATCATGGCAGCACTTAGCCGTGACGAGAAGCGGCGGCAGTCTGCGGTTTTTCATTGCTGGAACGCAAATAGGCGCAACCATAAGCACCTCAATCGACCTCACAGGCAACCAGCTAATAATAGGATATTACTATAGCAGCGGCTTTGCGATCAATGCTAGGGTCGATGAGTTTAGAGTTACGAAAGGAACCGCCTTGTATACCTCGACATTTACCCCGCCAACTGGGGCATTCCCTGATACCTAACATGCTCTCAGACTCCCGAGGCTGAATGGCCAGCATCATTTACGATTCCTTCCTGGCTGACATGGCCAGCGGGGCTGCCAACACCTCGCACAGCTACAAGGCCATGCTGGTGACCGGCTCCTATGCCGAGGATCGGGGCGCCCATAGCAAGCGCAGCAGCATCACCAACGAGGTCAGCGGAACCGGCTACACCGCCGGGGGCGTGGCGCTCACTCTCACGGCCAGCCTCAACACCACCACGCACGTTCTCACGCTCACAATCCCGGCGGTGAGCTGGCTAAACAGCTCCCTGACGGCACGTAAAATGATCGTCTACCGGGCCCGCGGCGGCGCCAGCAGCGCCGATGAGCTGGTGTGCTGCATCGACAATGGCACTGATCTGGTGAGCAGCTCCACCACCATGACCTGGAACGCCAGCACCTGGACGCTCCCCCTCCCCGCGCCGGTCTGATGACGATCTTCCCCTCCATCGAGCCGCTGAAGCGCTCCTACGACCTGGGGGCGCATCCAATCAGCACGGCCAGCTTCAACAACGGGGACGAGACGCGGTTCCTGCATGGCACCGTTGCGGTGGACGTGCCCATGGTCCTGGGCTTCCCGGCCCTGTCGCTGACCAAGGCCCGGCAGATCACCGGCCACTTCGACGCCCACGGTCTCACCCGGTCGTTCACAATCCCGGTTCATCTCTGGCGCATGCACAGCAACCGCTACGACGTGGTGCCGATCGGGTTTGTCTGGCGCTATTCCGGCCCTCCGGAGGAAACCCCATTGGACGGGGGTCTCTACGACGTGGCCGTGTCCCTGCTCTCTGTTGGATGACCCCATGACCAACCTCACCACCGCATCAGTCCGCGCCGCCGTCGAGCACGCCGTCAAGGCTGGCAAGCTGGAGCCCCATCAGCTGGCTGCGTTCTCGGCCCTGGATCAGGCTCTGACGCCTGAGCAGCGCCGCGCTTTTACGGCGGACTGGAGGGCCGCGGGCAGCCCGGCGGCGGCACCGAAGCCGCCAGCACCCGAGCCGCAGCGGGTCGGGCTGGTGGGGCCGAAGAGGCGGCCCCACCTGAAGCCCGGTGATCACCACCTGGTGATGGACGACCGGGCCGAAACGATCGCCGCTTTTGATCACAAGGGGCAGCAGCTCTGGAAGGTGGCGGCCCTGGCGCGGGGGCAGTCCACCGAGACGGACTGGAGATCGCGCAGCAGCGACACCCCGCCGGGGCTTTATCGCGTCGGCGCCATCTATCGGGATTACGAGGCTGATCCGACCACTACCTTCTCAATCGATCGGCGTTCCTATGGGTGGTTTTCGTTCGACCTGGAGGGCATGGAAGGGCAGGAAGGGCCAGGCAGCCGGGACGGGCGGGACGGCATCATGATCCACGGGGGCGGCACCGCCTGCGGATGGCCTGGCGCGTGGCTGCCACTGCAGCCGCTCCATCCCACGCTCGGGTGCATTCGGATGCACAACAAGGACCTCAGGGATCGCGTGCTCCCCTTGGCCCAGATGGGGACCATCTATGTGTCGGTCTGGCAGGAAGGCGGCTGATTTGCCTCCGCCACCCCATGCGGAAGCAGCCTGGCGGTGATCATGCTGCGCAGCCTGAGCTGAACAGGTCGGGCTGAATCGCTTTCAGCGACTGGGACGCGACGCGGTGCCAGTGGGGGCAGCGCTCAATGCCGATGAACTCCCGGCCCAAGGCAAGACAGGCCTGGCCCGTTGCTCCGCTGCCGGCAAAAGAGTCGAGCACTAAGGCGCCGGGCCTGGTGCTGCTGCCGATGATGTGCCGGAGCAGTGCCTGAGGCTTCTCGCATGGGTGCTTCCCTGGCCGTGCCTGAACAGTGCGGAAGGTCCAAACATCGGTGAACGGATCAAAACGGGTGACGCTGAACGGGCGCCGGAGGTCCTCGTACTCGCGCCGGAGGTCCTCGTACTCGCGCCGGAGGTACTCGTAGCTGAATAAGTCCTGCAGCCAGGCGTAATTCTCGGCCGTGGGCAAAGTCCACTGAACACGGCTGAACCAGTGCCCCGCCATCCCGGTAACTGTGCGACTGCCGGACTTGGCCTGGAAGGCTTCAGCCACCTGCCGAACGGTGAAGCCAGCCGCTTCGCGCTCGCTGTCAAGGTAAAGCCGAAGCCGCTCAAACACGAACCCCCGCAATCTATCGCAGGCGCCGCTGTAGCCGCTTCCGTCCATAGCCGCGCCATCCGCCCCGAACTGCTCGGCAAAGACGATGCGCTCGGTGGCGGGAAAATAGGACCGCAGGCTTTCCTTGCACGCACGATTGTGCATAGCAAAAGGCTTGGACCACACCAGCGAGTTCAGCACCTGGAACCGCCGCCCCAGCATCACCTCAACCCGTGCCGCCATTTGCGGGGAGGCAAAGCAATAGAGCGACCCGTTAGGCCTGAGAACCCGTTGCCATTGCTCGGCGACCTGATCTAGCCAAATCAAGAAAGCCTCTGGGTTGTCCCATTGGCGATCCCAATCCTCTCCCTTGACGCGGTAGTACGGCGGATCGGTCACCACCGCATCCACGCTGCAATCGGGCAGGGTGCGCAACACGTCGAGGCAGTCGCCAAGGTGCAGGGCCAGCGTCACGCCTCCACCCCCCCCATGCGGCAGCAGCCTGGCGGCCACGTATCGATGCCGCACACCGCACTCCCCGAGGCGCTGGTTTGCCCGGTGGACTGCGGTGGCGGTGGCATGGGTCGAGTACAAGACCATGCCGGTGTCACGGTGCAGCAGCACGTAGGCCTCGACGGGCTCATCAGACTGAGGAGGCTGAGCTGCTGCGGTGGTCATGGTTGAGGGCGAATCTGTGTGGCTCGATCCCGATGTCAGCCCATCGGCGGCTTGGCACTTTGAGGCGGCCCGGCGGGCGGTGCCGCGGCTCTCGCGTGAAGAGCTGGAGCGGCAGCTCACCCTCAGTCTGGCGGCCCAGGTGAACGGGGCTCAGGCACTGAAGCAGCTGCTCGAGCGGCTGCGAGAGCTGGAGGCACAGGTGGCGGCGCTGGAGCGGCCGGGCCGTGGGGTTATGGGGTGGCTGCGGGGGTTGGGAAGCTGAGGCATGACTCCAGCTCCAGCACCCGCGCCAGCGGCACCATCGCCACCTGAGGCACCACGGCATTGCCCAGCGCCTTCAGGCGGTCCACCCGACCGGATAGCCCATCATCTCCTCGACAAAGGACGGGTTCAGATAGGTAGCTGCGCCAGTCGGGAGACAATCGGGCAATCGCTGCGGGCCATGGCGCCCTGCTGCCTCCCAGTTCGTCCGGCCTTTCCAGTCGCTGGCGCATGGAGTCAGGAGTTGCGCAGCAATCGCCAGCGGCATTCCCATCCCGTTGCCGTTCATCCTTATGGCTTTGACCCGCTCCCGCCTGGCCAGCCACGTCTCCGTGCGTTCTCCGTCGTTTGCCAGGCAGGCTGATGGGGTCGGAAGCATTCGCCCAATCACTGTCTCCAGATTCGGAAACCGATCGCCCTCGATGTTGCCCCTGCTGTTGACCGAAGCCGCCGTGGCTGAGCATGTTCTTGGTGTGGGCAACATCGCAATGAAATCCTCCAGCCTGCTTTGATGGTCCCCGATCGCCTCTGGACTCCGGAGGCGGTGAAGCATCCCTTGCGCGGCCCTGGGCGTAGGCAACGCACCACCAGCGGTCCCGCTGATGGCAGGCACCCACAGCCGCTGCCGGTATGCACGCCCATTCAGCGTCATACCCTGCCTCGGCCAGCGCTCCGAGAACGTCGTCCATCCCTCGGTAAGTGATCGCTGCGACGTTCTCCAAGACGACGTAGCGCGGTCCCACAAGGCAAACGACTCTGAGCAGTTCGTAGAAAAGGCCCGATCGGCTGCCAGCCAGGCCGGCGCCCTTCCCGGCTTGGCTGATGTCCTGGCAAGGGAATCCACCGCAAACAATGTCGGCTGAATTGGGGGGGGGTTGGAAGGTGCAGATGTCATCGTGAATAGGAACAGTGGGCCAGTGTTTGGCGAGGATGCGCTGGCAGAACGGCTCACGCTCCACAAACTGCACGGTTTCAATCCCGCCCAGCCAGCGAGCGGCGAGGCTGAAGCCGCCGATACCGCTGAAGGTGTCGATCATGCGGAGACTCATGGGTTCAGAGTCGAAAGTCCGAGGCTGAGCTGGCAGCCCTCTACCGCCCGGCATGGCTCCTACAGATGCGGCGGCGGACCCAACGGCCTCGGCCTGGGCTTCCGCCTCGCCACCGCCACCGGCACCGGCTCCCCCCGCATCTTGGCCATGGCGATGGCCAGCAGCTTCCGCACCTCGCCTTGAGAAACGGCCTCCTGAGCGGCGAGCTGAGAGAGGGTGCGACGCTGCCCCTTCAGCCCCCAACGGCCGCCGATCAGCCGGAGCTCGATCGGGTCCAGGCACATCAGCCGGGCGTCCAGCTCCTCGGCGTCAAACCCTGGCCCCGGCGTCGGCGCGGCGAGCGTCTCGCCTAGGTCGCGGTCGTTCCCGGGGACCGGAGAATCCAGCGACAGCAAGCTGGCCACGGACAGGGCGGCCTCCAGCAGGTGAGCGGGACAGGCCCCGTTCCTGCGGCCACGGAGGGCGGCGTGAGCCGGGCCTGGGAGCCGAATCGTTTTTTCGTCCAGCTCCCCTTTGTCAATCGCCTGGCGGATCCACCAATAGGCGTAGGTGGCGAAGGTGTAACCCCTGCTGGGATCAAACTTCTCAACCGCTCGCGCCAGCCCGAGCGAGCCGCTCTGGAACCGATCGATTAAGGGCGCGTCGTGGCAGGAGCATTCCTTGGCGACCGAGGCGACCAGCCGCAGATTGGCCGACACCATCCGATCGCGGGCCCGGAGGCCCCGGCGGCGGACTGCTGCAGGGGCCTCGTCAGGGCTGGGCTCCCAGTCCTGCCACCTCCTCACCAGAGCGCCGAGGTGGATGGCCTCGGCGGCGGAGAGAAGCGGAACCCGGCCGGCCTGCCCCAGCCAATAAGCGATCGTGTCATCGCCGGTAGAGGCCATGGATCAGGGCGGCGAGGGGGAGCCCAGCACTGCCACCACGCCGAGCACGATGGCGAGCCCCCAGAGGGGTGGGTGCATCAACCCCACGGCCATGGCGACCAGGGCCAGCAGGATCGCCAGGACTGCAAGGCCGGCGGTAGGCCTGTCCATCAGAAGGGGGGCTCGTCGCCGAACTCGTCGTGGTAGCCGTCGGCGGCGGCCACGCTGTAGCCCTCCTGCTCCTCGAAACCTTCGGCAACCTCATCGCCGCTAGTGTCTTCGCGGGGCACAAAGGAGACAACCTGGCACGCTTTGGGATGAAGAGAGATCCCAACATCTTCTTTCCAGCCTCCAACAGTGAATCCAATAATCATCTCGGAACCGTTGCCAATTTCTTGCCCGTTCCAGGGTTGCTTTTTTGCGTCAACCAGTCGAGGCCCTTTGCTCAAAGTGCCGTCGCTATTCTCGAATCGGTTGGTTTTGAATTTGACGCGAGTTGTACCATTGCCAAGGCTGAGCCAAGGCTTACCGTTCTCGGCAGATTGGCGCTTGGTGCCGTAAAGAGCTACAAACTCTGATTCAAGTTTGTCCAGAAAGGCTTTATGGGCTGGGTCGGCGTCGGTCAAAATTAACTCGACACTGTAGCTCCATTTGTCTTTGTAGAATCCAGCATGAACCAGGCGCGCATAACGCACCGGAGCCTTGGGGCTGTAGAAAGTTTCGGATGCCATGAGATTCAATCCAGAGGGGGAAGAGGTTTGAGGCCCGCAGCCAGGCGGATCAGGTGGTGGGCCGCACCGGCCCGGCTGAGCCGGTGCTTTTTTGCCAGCTTGAGAACTGCGGCCGCGCTGTCAGATCGGAGAGTGACCATGACGGTGAGAGTGGCCTCTGCGCGCTTTTGGGCCCTTCCGTAAACCCGCCGGCCATAAAGAACCGTGGGCCCATCGGGGGGCGGCAGTGAGCGGCGCCGGGGCTTGGACTCGGGAGCCTGATCATCCATCGGCGTGCCACTGCCAAGGGGTGGCCGGGTGGGCGGTGAGGGTCATTGGCACCAGCTGGCAAACGGCCAGGTTGATGCCCAGCCGCTGCACCCGGGCAGCGGCCACGTGGGGGTCAAGCAGCCACCATGCCCACTCCAGCCGGTCGGTCCAGATCCCTTGCGGGTCCAGCCACCGCCCGTTGCGGTGCTGCACCACCCAGCCGTGGCGGGTGATCGAGGAGTTCGTGGAGCTCTCGCTGATGGCGTTCGAGAGTGTCGATGGCTCGGGAGTGGTGGAGCAGGTGGCCGACCAGATCGGGACGGGCCTGGGAGCCAACCTGGTGCCGGAGTCGCAGTAGCTCTCGTTGGTGGGCATCAGATTCAAGTTGCAGCAGGTCGATGGCGCGGGTCAGGCGGTTGCGGCTGTGAAGTGGATTCATGGGGCCACGCCCCCCGAGGCCTCGATACTCCAGCGGTCGCAGAACTCCATGTGCCGAACCTCGGTGATCAGCGGGGCGATGGCCTTGGCCTCCCGGGGCACGCGGAAAGCGTCGCGGAAACTGATCGTGAACTTATTGCGCTGGTCCGCCGACAACGCCTTGATCATCCCTACGCAAACCGCCTTCTGCTCATCGGTGAGTGGCTGGGTTGCATCGGGATCGGGACCGGCCGCCACCTCAGCCACGACCACGCCACCGGTGGCGGCGGCCAGGGATTCGGCGGCGAGCTGGGCGGGGGCGGGGGCCATTGCAACGCGGCCGGCGGCGGCAGTGGCGCCGCCGGCAGGGGTCGCCTCGTGCTCAGGGCCCAGCGTGATCGCCTTTTGCTCCGGCTCAGAAGCCTGAGCAGCCAGGATCGCAACATCGTGCGCCAGCGGGTGCCCGAGCAGCCCCGCCAGCAGGGCTGAAATCGATTGGCCATCGGCCTCTCTCTCTGCCCCGCCCTTGTGACAGAGCACGACCTGAAAGGCGGCTACCTCTGATGGCCGGGCATACCAGGAGAGTCCGTGCTCGCTGGCGCGGCGGGCATCGGCGGCGAGCGACTCTTCGCGGGGGCCCGCCTGAAACTCCGCCAACGCCGCAGAAAACGCGGCATCAGCGTCGAAGGCTCTTATGGCCAGTTCAGTGGAGAGACTTGGCTCCATAGGTGGGGTGCAGACCCCTAGATCTTAAGCCATCGGAAGCCTGAGCGGCAAGGAATCCGCTAAGCGCTAAGGTGATTGAGTCACCAGGCGCGGGCGCTGCCCCCTGGAGGCTTCCACAGCATTCCCCACCATGACCACCATCGCCTGGGCCCTGGCCCTGCTGCTGCTCCCTGTCCTGCTGCTCGCCTGGGCACTCGAAACCGACCGCGACCGGGCCCGCCGCTGGAGGCGCGAGGGGGTCAGTCAGCGCGAGATCGCCCGCCGGTTGGATTGCTCCCGCTGGCGGGTGCGGCAGCTGCTGGGGTGATTGCGACGATTCGTGAACTGGCCACCAATGGGCAGAGCAGGCCGTCACGCATGGGTTACAGTGTGTGCATCGGGGGGAGAGATCCCGCCACCACCCACCAGCAGCCATGACCATCGCACTTCCCACCGTCACGATTGAAGGCATCACCTACCAGATCATCAAAGAAAAGGATTTCACCGTTACTCCCGACATGGCGGGCTGGTGCAAAACGCCCATCACTCGGCAATCGCTGATCCTGAAACGCCCTCGCGGCAAGCGCTTCTACAGCGCTGTTCGCTACGAGTCCGGCAAATACAGCTCTGCCATTTGACCCCCCACGGCCCGCCGGAGCCTATCCGGCAACCCATTCCACTGCATTGCCTTCAATGACTGTCCCAACCGTTGACGACGTTTTGGCACGCACGCACATGGGCGGCAACTCCCACGAATGGGGCGCCGATGGCGGCGTGATCCGCGTCACCCGGCGCCGACTGCGTTCGGCTCTGGAGGATGCCTACGACCCGACCATGCCCGATTGGCCCGCCATGGTGGAGATTGGCGATGCCTGACCCCGATTCACCGCCACCAACCCTCAGCGACTACCTAGCCATGGCATCAAGCCCAATCGCCCCACAGCCTTATCAGAAAAGGTTTTTGGCCGCTCTTCAAGACGGCAGCAGACTTGAGACCAGTTCAGAGCGCTGGAATAGAGAAAGACGTCAATCCTTAGAAAGCCTGCAAGCCGCCGCCAATCAGCTGGTGGCAGCCTTCCGCCCCGTTGGCATTGCAGCCCGTCGCGCTGCGGCCAGGCTCGAGCCGCTGTGTCGCCTACTTATTGGGGCCAAGCGAGGCAGCCCCATCGGCCGCAAGCGGCGCGCACGCCGCGCCAGGGGAAGGCGCTGATGTCTAACGACCCCACCGGCGCCGCCCGCAGCCGCCGCTACCGCGAGCGACAAGCCGAGATCGCGGCCATGCCTGACGACCCCACAACTCCCGCCATGAACCTACAAAGCTGTGACAACTGCGGCGTCGTGCTTGACGCTGACAAGCTAATTTTTCCTGATCAAAAGAACTGGTGGCGTGAAGACGGAACCTACGACGAGTCCATGTCAGCGTGGGATTCCTGGACGATGACGCAACGGGCCAAGATTTCATGCCCAGCCTGTGGTGCCAACATCCTGAAGCTGCCCAGTGAATGACCCCACCGCCGCCGCCCGCAGCCGCCGCTACCGCGAGCGGCAAGCCGAGCGGCTGCCCCCCGTGGTGCGCGTGCCCTGCCAGGCCTGCCCGACCCTTCACACCGGAGTGCATGGCGATCTGTGCCAGCGCTGCTGGCTCAGGCTCACCCCAGAGGGGCGGGACAACGTGGCGGAGCGAGTGCGGCAGAGCAGGGCGAGGCCCGACATAACAGAGCGGGTGCAACAGAGAAGGGCCCAGCGGCGGCGGCTGGCTGATGACAATTCGTGAACCGGCCAGCACTGACTCTCCTATGCCGTCACGCATGGGTTACAGTATGGGGACCGGGGGGAGGGATCCCGCCGCCACCCACCACCAGCCATGAAATTCAAAACCACCATCACCGGCCGCAATCTTCCCGACGCAGTTGAGGCGGTCGTGACCGCAGCCGACGAATACGAGGCCCGGATTAAGGCGCTCCGCTGCTGGACCGGCAACCGCAAGGTCTGCGCGTTTCATCCCTACAACCCCCTCCCTGGCCAAGATCCATCTGGCCAGGCGGGCTACGGCTACGCCGCCGCACCTCCCTCCTCCGGCTGTGAGCTGTCAGCTGCTACCGGGATGGTTCGGGTCTACATGGAGCCCTGTTAAGCTCAACCTGTCCCCGCAAGCGCGGGGATGGCCCGTAGCTTCTTGGCTTCTGGCATCAATTCCCCGCACACGCGGGGACGAGCATTTACTACACCGCCCCCGATCACCGGGGGGCTTTTTCATGCCCTAGGATGGCCATGCGCTTGGCGCTCCCTGAGGGGCTAAGAAGTGGGCCGCGCAGGTAAGCGGCTATAGGTGCAGCTGGCAAATCGATTGCCGAACCACAGGCGACCCGTCTGCAATGCCGGGCGCCAGCTGCACACCGGGTGCGACTCCCGGAAGCGCATTTCCAAGCCCAACAAAAAACCCCGGCCCGTAGAGACGGCCGGGGTTGATCTCATGCACCCACGCACTCGCTCAGCCTACCAACTCTGAGCCCGGCACCCCGATCTCTATCGGCCCCTCCTCGACCATCCGCCGCAGGCTCTGCAGCGAGGCTGCGGCAGCGCCGCTCTCCTGGAGCCCCTCCAGCATCATCCCGATCAGCCCCAGCACCCAAGTTCGCTCGATCAGCTGGCCTCGCTCCTCGGCCGCCTGGCGATCGGCGGCGATGCGATCCTCCGCCAGGCGGCAGCACTGCTCGATTGCCTCGGCGCAGTCGGCCTCCATCTGCGCCAGCCGCGCCTCAGCATCAGCCAGCAGCTGTGTTGCGCTCCGGTGCCCGGCGGTCTCCTCAGCGACGGCCTGCAGCAGCTGCTCCAGGGCAGCATCGATCGCCTCGGTGGTGGTGCCAGGGCTCATGAGCCAGGTGGAAGGGCTCATGAGCCTGAGCCTGATAGGGTGGCATCGCCGGAGGGTTTCTCGTCTCGCGCGGGGGCCGTTGTGCCTCCGGCAACCATGTAAGCGCTGCAGATCCGGGCCCAGCCGGGGCCCTGAGACTTGCACTCTGGAATATCAATGCCGCAAGGGTTGGTCTCTGCAGTTTTAGGTTGATCCCAGTGGACGCACGCCGGGCAGGTTCGCGCCGTCTGCTCTCGCGTCAATCGCCCCAGCTCCGGGAGCACCTCGCGCCACATCTGTCCGGTCCGAATGCGGATGAACGTGCTCCGATGGATCCCCAGCTCTGCAGCGGCATCAGCCGCCAAGGCTGTCGGCTCAAAGGCCAGCACGGCGCGAACCATGGCCTCACGGTCGGCAAGTTTTCTTAGTCTCATCGAGCCTCTTTGTGATAGACCTCAATTAAGTCGTATGACCAATGCACGGCGCTATCTGGAAGCGCAATTTCAGCCGGGGTAAATGAATACCAACGATGGCGGCATTTAGTGCAGTGGCGGTAACGGCACTTTGCGCCGGGCCGGTCCTTCACGTTTCGAGTGGTGATCACTTTTGACGCGCCTTCACACTTCGGACAATTCACGACGCCATCTCCTCAAGCGGCCACAGCGCATCGAGCTGCTCCCGGGTTGGCGGCGGTGGCACCGGCAGCGGGTCGGGCTTAGGCCAGCAACTGCAGGTCAGCAGGCGCTGCCGCAGTCGCTCGCGTTGCTCCGGGGTGATCAGGTGCTCCAGCGGATTGAGCACCACGGCGTCAGGGCCGGCGTTCCAGTCGGGCCAGCGATCGCAGCCGTAGGTCCAGTAGGCGCCATCGGGCGCGGTCGCGGCCCGCAGTCGGTCGAGTTGACCAGAGGGCAGCCACCAGATCCACAGCTTCCACCCGTTGGCCATGTCCGCCCGCTGCGTGATCCAGTCATCGACAGGCACAGGTCGATCAGCCAGCAGCGGCTCACCCTCGGCAGCCTGAGCCAGCACGGCCGCCAGGGCGGCGCGGCTGGGTGGGGCGGGGGGTTGCGTGGGGTCGGTCATGGGAACAGGTTGGGGAGTTGCCGCCCGCCGTGAGGCTGAGGCTTGATCGGCGGCTTGAGTGTGGTGGGGCCGCCGTTGCCGTTGCCGCGCTGAACGCTGCCTTCGATGAAGGGAGTGCGCGCGGCCTCCCATTGAGCCAGCGTGATCTCACCGCCTCCGCATGGCGGCGCTGGCTTGCTGCCACGGCGGCGGGCGTCAAACTCGCGCCAGTGGCCGTCGCGGCGAAGGGACAGGAAGGCCCAGGTCAAGCCAGAGCCAGCGACAAGGCCAAACACGAGATCGCCCATTACCGCCCCTCCTGCACGGTTTGCCGGGCCCCCGGCGCGTGGCATCCCACCCCGTCAAGCCAATCGGCGCGAGCGCTGCTGCCGTAGCGCTCCCTGAAGATGGCGGCCAGTCCGTGGGCGACGGCAGCGGCCCCCAGGGCCAGGCGGTCGGCGGGGGTGCTCATGCTGCCTCTGTGGTGGTAGTGGCTTGCTGTTCAACCCGCAGAGCCCAGCCCCACGGGTTGCGGCCGGCATCAATGCCAGCATGGAAAATATCAACGAGCATGGCGTAAAGCTCAATTTTCTCTGTAATGTTTAGATCTAGTTCTAGCTTGCGGGTTTCTATTTGACGATCAAGCCACGGCTCAAAGGCCGCAAAGTCTCGCCAGTAATCATCAGCAGCGTCACCCTTCCCCCATGGGCTCACGGGCCAACTGTGCTGCTCTGGCCAGGTTTCATCCCAACCGCAGCGGCCTGGGCGAAAGCTGGTGCAGCTCTCGCCGGACCGCTGGAAAAACCCGCCGCGATCGGAGTTCTCCCACCAGAACCGGCCAATCCGGCCGCCGTGGCAGCTGATTTTAATCATGTCGGCCTCCTGAGATCAGCAAGGGCACGGGTCAAGTCCATGGATGCGCGGCGGGTGGCGCCTGAAACTTTGCTGCCGTTGTAATAGCCGTTGGCGCGTTTGGGCTGAAGCTCTCTGGCCAGATCCAGGAAGCGCTCAGCTTCGGTTATGGCGGCTTGCAGTGTTCGGGCGTTCATTGGTCGGCCTCCTGTCCCAGTTGCTCTGCGTGTGGGCAGAGCAACCTGAACCCAAAAAACGAATGCTCAGTCATGCTCCAAAGACATGAATTACGGCAAACAATGCACTCACGCATTTCGTCGTTGATGCAACCGGTAACGCGGCTGATTGTTGGACCGCCATTAGCGGCGCAGTCGGCAGGGGCGTGGGTCATCGGTCAGCCTCCCGGCGAAGCTCATCGGCGCTGCCTTTGTATCCGACAAGATCAAGCCACGCCGCTACCTCGCGGATCGCGGCGTGGGCCTCACCTCGAAAGGCTCTTGGGTAGTAGGGGTGCATTGCAGCCGCCACCCTCTCCACCAACCCCCCGGCAGGCGGGGCGGGCTGAGGGGCTGGGGGCTGGGCGGGTGAGAGGTGTTCCGATGTGCGGATCCCGTGCTGCTGCATCGCCGGGCGGATGATCGCCAGGGCCTCTGCGCATCGCTGCTCGGCCCACTCATATGTGTTCGGGGCTGCGTTGGTTTCTTCCCCCTCGGCAATGTCCGATAGGGCAGCTTCCGCGCTGATCAGCGCATCGCTCAGCGTGGCCACCGGGCCTGCGCCGTGCTGGCGGCCGAGGTTGTAAATGGCGCGGAGGGAGGCAACCCCCGAAAGCGGTTTAAATGGGCGATCGGCCCAGAGGCTCCAAAGCTCCTCATCCGTGGCCACGGTGGCAGTCTCGGGGGTGGGGGCGTCGTCGTCGCGATCCAGCTCAATCAGCCGGTCGAGCTTGTCCTGATGCGGCTGCTGCTGCGCAGCCTCCAGCGCCTCCACCCGCTCCAGCAGGTGCTCCAGCACTTGAGACGTGACGACGCCAGCGGCGGCAGATTGACGTACCCAGGCCTTGGCCTGGGGGGATAGCGGTTCAATCACGGCTTTACCTCAGGCTGCGCCAGCACCGAACGCAGCCACTCGGAAGCGGCTTCGTTGCTGTCGTAAAAATGGCTGTGAGCTTCGAGGCCGCCGAGCATTAGGCCGGCGACGCCCGAGCCGACTGCCACCTCAAGCAACCTGCCAACCTCCCCGGCTTGGTGGATCAGCCAGCCACCTAGGCAGTGTTTGGTGTCGCAGCTGTGCCAGGCGCCCATCTCCAGCGCGCCGTCTTGAAGCGCGGCAGCCGCGGCGGCCTTGATGCGTTGAGGAGCATCGGCTGCGATGGCGATACCAGTACACCCGCGCAGATTGGCGCCGCGCAGATTGGCGCCGCCCAGATTGGCGCCGCGCAGATTGGCGCCGCGCAGATTGGCGCCGCCCAGATCGGCGCCGCGCAGATTGAGTGGTGGTGATTCAGGCATCTGAGGTGGTGGGGTATGGGATGTGGAAAAATGCAGGGGCTTACAGGCACACCCTTTGCAATCGCTCCATATAGGGCATCGCACCCTTGGCGCCAGCGATTGACCTCGACGGGTCCAAATTCAGGTGAGAGGCCATCGGCAGCCGCTTACACTCGGCTACTTGATCCCACCGCCTGGGCCGGGCAGTGGATGGCGTCGCCCTGGAGGGTGATAGTCGGCGGTCCAAGCCGGCCATGCCCTGGGGGTTAGAGCTGGCCGATGCAGGATTCAGACTCAGCAGCCGCGTTGATCCGTTCTTGCAGATCCGTGAGCTGCTGCTTTGTGTGCGCCAGTTCGGTCCGCAACCGAGCAATCTCGTCGTCCTTCCTTTTGATCGCCTTTTGGCTGGAGACCTTGACTTCGGGCGCCTCGTTCACAAACGAATCATCTAGGACCCAGGCGCTGCCTGGAATACAAATCGCCATCTCGGTTTCGGAGTTTTCAAGCAAAATCTTGTCGCCCAGCTGGATCGACATCTCGGGCACGCGGGTTTCGAGCATGCCGTAGCCTTTGACAATGAAGACTGCGTTGTTTTCAAGCATCCCAACAAGCGCAGGGATTGTTTTGTCTGCGCCTTCGTGCGGAATGTTGATAGCGATGTGGGAGGCGCCTTTGGTTTCGATGAGAGCAAACATGATCAGGGGGGGTGCAGGGCGGGTGGTGGCCATGGGGCTTACAGCGCTGCCGTGAGGCGGGGCAGGCCCAGGGGGGCTAGCCGACAACACGCCAGCGGTCGCGAGTGCCGGCGTAGCTAATTGCAACGCCACGGCTGCCCCAGACATGAGCGCGACAGGAGATCGCCCCGTGAACCGTCTGATGCCAGACAACGACTTTCCTGTTTTTGCTCATGTAAGTGTCGGTGTCGTGAGGCAGTAAGTCAACGCGGCATTCCAAAAAAGAACATAACTCCTTAAGGCGAAATTCTCTTTCGCCAAAATGCGTTTTTAGTTCGCCTCGCAGGGCCCAAAGATGGCTGCGCCACGCCATTGCGCTGGTGTGGTCTGCGCCAACTGGCGCACAAAGTTTTTTAGCAGCAGAAGGCGCAGCGTGGACCACTTCTAGCTGAAGTGCAGGGTCTATGCTCACCCGCTCGGCCAGATCAGTAGGGGCCAGATTATCAAAAGCTTGGATTACAGATCCAAGCTGAACCATTAAGCGGTGAAGTTGCAGTGTGATGGCAAGAACTTGTGGCGTTGACATGGCACGAAGAGCGGGGTGCAGAAGCGGGTTGCGCCGCGCTTGAGCTGCGGCTGCAGCGGCCGGCCCCAAGTGGCTGGGGCGCTGACCGGCTCAGACTACACAGCTTGATGCGAAACCGCAACTATCCGCCTAAGCTGACTCAGAACTCCAACCCCAGGCATGCCGAGATCCCGTCTCACCATCTGGCCCACCGTTGAGCAGCGGCAGTGGGTAGAACGCCACTCCAAGGAGCGAGGCCTGCCCCTCACGACCGTGGTTCAGCTGGCCCTGGAGCAGGCCATGGCAGCCGAGCAGCAGAAGCCCAATGCCAAGCCCTGAGCCCACCCTCCAGACCAAGTGGGGCCGGCTGACCGGGGCGCAGTGGCTGGAGGCCCGGCACCGCGAAGCCATGGACAACTGGTGGACGCCAGAGGTCGAGGCCTACGTCGCCGACAACTGGCCCACGCCTGAGCAGCTCGCCACAAACCGGCGGCACTGGGCCCAGAAGAAGCGCGCCGATCGCGCCCGGAAAGCCACCGCCCAGGGCATCGCCAGCGTGGCCCGCGCTGACCGTGACCGCCCAGGCTCAGACTCCCGATCCCGAACCACTACGCCAACCCAGCTAGCCATCCTGTGACCATTCCCCCGATCGACCGGGGCCAGGCTGATCAGTTTCTGTCGCTTCTGGGCAAAGACCCAGCGGCAGCCAGGCTGCGCGCCTTTCCCCATCGCCTTAATCCCAACCGCTACGACGAGAAGACCAACCCGAACGGCATCAGCGCCAGAAAGGGGGCCTACGACCTCAACAAAGCCAGCCGCTGGCAGCGTGAGGGGCGCGGCGTCTACCTGGTGATCAACGACGGCGGCGACGTTGACAGCGACATCACCTCCTGCCGGGCTTTCTGGGTCGAGTGGGACACCAAGCCGCTCGCCTGGCAGCTGGAGGCCTGGCGAGAGTTCGGCCTTGGCGAACCGTCGATCATCGTCGCCACCGGCGGCAAGAGCGCGCACCTGTACTGGGTGCTCAGCGAGCCGATCGCCGTTGAACGCTGGCGACCGATTCAGCTGGCTCTGATCGCGGCCACCGGCGCCGATCCGGTGAACAAAAACGCTAGCCGCGTGATGCGCCTGCCCGGCGCCTTCTACATCGGCCCCGATGGCAAGGCCTCAGGCCAGTCCAAGATCCACAGCAGCAGCGACCGCCGCTATTCCGTCGAGGAGGTGGAAGCCTGGCTCCCGGCGCAACCAGCAGCGGAGCCGCAGTCACACACCGACGATGGCGCCAACCCGTTCGCCGGGATTCCGCTTTGGGATGCCGGCGACCTGCCGGAGCGTCCGCCGGGGGCACTGAAGGAGGCCCTGCTCCAGGTGCCGCCCTTTGCGCCGAAGCAGGGGCAGTACCCGCTCCTGCTCGGGCTGGCGCGGCGCCTGCTGGTGGACCTGGGCAAGCAAGAGGCAATCGATCTTCTCAGCCAGACCTGCGCGGCGCAGATCACCGATCTTGAGAGCTACTTCGTCACCGCACCTAGCGGCATCGCCCCCGGCTCAACGTGGCCCTACCTGCGCGATCAGTGGGGCATTGACATCAGGCGCCACGATCTGCGGGGAAAGCCCTCAGGCGGCGCCCAGCAGGGCCAGCAGGCGCCGCCGGCCGATGAGCAACCCCAGGGGCAGCAGCAGGCAGCCACCCGGGCGCCAATGCTCACCCTCGATGAGGTGCGCGAGCGGTTGCGCTATGCCGTCGAGGCCGGTGCATCACGCCAGGACCTGGAGACCGAGCGGATCCGGCTGGCCACCGCCAGCGACATCCCAGCCGCCACGCTTCAGAGCCTGCTGCTGGCGATTCAGCGTGAGGCCGAATCCGGCCTGCAGGTGGAGCAGGAGGCCGAGCGACTGGCCCGGGCGATCGCTCGCTCCGGCGTCAACGACACCATCAGCATCAGCCAGCTCCTGCCGGCTGGCCTGGCCGCGGCGCTGACAACGCGCACCCGATACCTCCCGGCTGACGACGTGGCCCGCACCATGGCGTTCCTGGTCTGCGTCTCCGGCGTGGTCAAGCTGGGCACCGAGGTGATCGCGAGCCGGGCCGCCGACTACCGTGTGCCCCTCAACCTCTATGGCGCCCTGGTGGCGCGTTCTGGTGCAAAGAAGTCGCCACTGTCCCGGCTGCTGGTCAGTAAGCCCACCGAGGCGATCCGCGCCGATCTGGCCCGGGCCCACAGCCGCGCGATGGAGGAGTGGACCGAGCAGAACAAAGGGGTCAAGCCTTCAGAGAGGCCCGACCCTCCAAAGGCGCCCTACCTGTCGATCAGCGACGCCACCGCCGAGGCCCTGGCGCAGCAGCTGCAGGTTCAGGAGGATCGAGGCCTGGGCCTGCTCCTGCACCGCGACGAGCTCGCCGGCCTGTTCGGGAACCTGAACCAGTACCGCAGCGGCCGGGGTTCTGACTCTGAGCAGTTGCTGGAGGCCTACGACGGGTCGGGCTTCCGGTCTCTGCGGGTTGCTGCCGTCAATGGCGGACGTTCCTACAGCCGGTGCCACCTCTCGATCTGGGGCACCATCCAGCCGGCGGTCCTGCAGGCGCTGGTGGCCGATGGCGACGCCTCGGGCCTCTGGGCTCGGTATTTGTTCATCCCCCTGCCGGAAGTGGTGGTGAGGCTGGCCAGCGAGGAGTCCGACGAGGAGGCCGACGCCAGCGAGGCGGCCGGCGCACTGCTGGCCCGGGCCTGTGATCACGCTTACCGGCTGCCGCGGGCCAGCCTTGTCCTTGACGGCGGCGCCCGCGAGGCCTTCATGGATTACGAGGCCCACTGCCAGGGCGAGGCCCTCGGCGCCACCCTGCCGGCCGAGGGGGCGCTGATGGGCAAGGCCCCCGGGAAGGTGTTGCGCGTGGCGGCCCTGCTCCACCTGCTCTGGTGCTGGGAGCTCGGGGTCAAGGTCTCCACTCCGATCAGCACTGGGGCAATCGAGCGTGGAATCCTGCTGGTGGATCACCTCAACACCTGGGCCCTGGGGATCCATGAAGCCGCCACCGGCGGCGAGGCCTCCGACCTGATGCGACTGGTTCATCGGATCGCACAAGCGAGCGGCGAGGCCATCGCCTGGCGCGACGTGGCGCACCGGCTCAGCAAGGGGCAACGCAAGGAGGTTGACTCCGCAGCGGCCGGCGCGGCGGTCGAGGCCCTGGCCGGCATGGGGATGGGCGCCGTTGAGCGCACGCCTCGCGGGGCGTGGTCCTACCGGGCTACGGGGGTGCTGCCGTGACCGCCCGCGGAATGGTGGCTGTGGTGGTCGATTGTTGGTCGCGAGCCAACACGGGAAAACGTAGTCCCTATAAGGGATATACGTATATATATGTATGTATGTTGGTTTGTTGGTCTTTTTCTGTCTCTCTTTTTTTCTCTCTCTTTTTTCTGTAACAGGAAGGCACACTCACGCGAAAACGACCAACAGAGCCAACAAGCCAACACTCAGCCCAAATCCGCACCAGCGCAGTTGATCTCAACGTTGGTCAGCCTCACAACTTTGAGCCACCACAAGCCGCTCCCCCTCCCAATCCCAAACCCATGACCACCCCCACCACCTGGCTCCCCCCGATCCCCGGCCTGCACCGGCGCGACCCCGGGCACTGGTACTGGCTCGGGGATGTGTCGTTCCCGGTCTCGGTCACAGGCGTGCTTTCGGTGCTCAAATCGGATTACGCCATGGATCGCATCGAGGCCACCCGCGCCACCTGGGAGCCCAGGGGCAACAGCTGTCACAGGGCACTGGAGTTGCATCTGCTGCTGGAGCACAGCGGCCCGTGGCCTGGCGGCCTGGCCGATGAAGCCACCGAGATGGTGGAGCTCATGCAGGGCGATTACGTCCACTGGATCGCCCCCCTGGTCACCCACGACCGCTGGAGCCAGGTGCAGGTGATCGCCAGCGAGCGCCCAACCTGCTGCCTGCGCCGCAAGGTGGCCGGCACCTTCGATGTGGCCTTCCTGGATCCAGTCATGCCCCCATCACCGCTCCGCCCGCAATGGGTCACCGGCCCCGCCCGGGTGCTGGCTGACCTCAAGTCGCTGGGGGCGGCCGTGGCCAAGTGGCGCCGCGCTGGGGCCAGGGATTGGTCGGAGCTCGCCGAGGTGCCAGCAGACACAGCCGCCGCACGCCTCTCAGGAGGCCACGTGGAGATCCGCGCCACCCGCTCATCCGCCTGGGATCCCCTGATGCCTGCGCCGGCCCTCCTGCTGACCGCTGGCGACGCTGCAGAGCTGAAGGTGTCCAGGCCCTCCGCCTACTCCACGGCCGCCCAGCTGGGGGGCTACCACAGCCTTGAGCACCACGGCCCGGCGCGCAACTGGTACGACTACGGGCAGACCATCTGGGCCCGCCCTGGCCAGACCACCTTCAGCCCCCTCTACAGCGTCGAGGAGATGCGCTTGGCATGGGCTGGTGCCTGGGCGACCTGGAAGGCTCGAGCTGCTGAGCCTGGTTTTGTTTGATCACAGCGGCCACCCACCTCAGCATCCCGATCCCTTAAGATCCCGGCAGGCTCAAATCTCTGAGCCTGCTCACCCACTCAGCCACGCACAAGCTCATGCTCTTCCGTCACTGCATCGACCCCAGACGGCGCGCCACCATCGGCGACATCGCCCTGGCTGCGTTTTTCATCGCCATTTTTGCCGCGATCATCAGCCATGTTTGATTTCGCTCAGCCTTTCGAGGCCGATCTCGGCGACATGGGCGCAGATCAGGTGCTCGATCACCTGATCAAACTGCGCACAATGAAGGCCGCCCTGGAGGCCGCATACGCCAAAGCCCTCGACCGCCTCGACGAGCTGGCCGATGCCGGCGAGATCGATCGGGCCAGCTTCTCGCACAACGATTGGGGAATCTCCTGGTCAGCCGGGAAAGTCGCCTACGTCTACCCAGCCGA